GATAGCTGCCTACTGGACGATCTATCTTTGCCATCGTGGGCTGCTGACCGAGGCGCAAAGCGTCAAGCCAGAAGACGTGTGCCGGCTGATGGAACTGCTCAAAATTGCCCGCGGCAATGCGGTGGATAATTGTGTTGATGCTGCCGGTTACGCGGCGCTTGCGTGGGAAGTGTCGCAGTGAGCGATTGACACCAAGCGCAAATCATGCAAAGGAAGCATGAGCCGCTAAGTTTGCGACGGTGAATCCGCGACAGATCGCAAGTGCCAACGATTCGAGACGCGCGCCAACCAGAGCCGAAAGGCCGGCAACCTGTGCTTTGCCAGGAGTGCGAAGCTGTGGCTGATCTTGATCTTGGCGCGCAATGGAGGAAACAATGACAACGAAAAAAGAAATTGAATATTTGATCTGTCACGCTCAGGCTGTTGCCAGGAATGGGCATAGGACTTTGCAGCAAGCAAAAAATGATGGGGCATGGCCAGAAAGTGCGCGCCGCGGACTAAACGCTATAGCAAATGCCAATGCGCTATATGCGGCCAAGGCGCGAATGAGTTTGATCGGCCTGCTTGCGGAGCAGTGCGAATAACAATTACGCGCCAGGAAGCCACGCTTGAGGCAACCGGCGAGACTTTCTTTCAGGTAGAAAATGGCAAAGGCGAAAACGAGCAAGATGCCGCCTAAAAAACGGATGGGCCGACCGCCGTTCGAGCCGACCGCGCAGCAGCGCCAAATGGTCGAGCAAATGGTGGCGGTTGGCATCCCGCGGGATGAGATTGCGCTTTGCTTGGATATCACACTGCCAACGCTACGGCGGCACTTTAGGAGCGAGATCGCCACGGCCGCGACCAAGGCGAATGCCCGCGTCGGCGCTAGCCTTTTCAACAAGGCAACCAGCGGCGATACCGGATCCATGATCTGGTGGACCAAGAGCCGCATGGGCTGGAAGGAAAAGCAGGACTTGAACCTTTCCAACGAGGACGGCACGCTCAAGCCGACGCCCGCAGTGGCGCTCGATCTCAGCAAGCTATCAACCGAGACGATCCGCGAACTGCTCAATGCTATGCAGCCCAAGGATGGCGAATAGGTGCTGTTAAGCGCCGCTGCAAACCGCGTTGCATCGGATTGGTTATCACTAGAGAAGGAACTGTGCCGCCGCTCGCTGGCCGACTTTGTGCGACGCGCATGGCATGTGCTGGAGCCATCGCAGCCTTACGTTCACGGCGAGCATATCAACGCCATGTGCCGGCATCTGGAAGCGGTCACAGCTGGCAAGATCAGCCGGTTGTTAATCAACATTCCGCCCGGCACGATGAAGTCCATGCTGGTCGGCGTGTTCTGGCCGGCGTGGCAATGGGGGCCGCAAGGGCTGGCCTCCAATCGCATCATCGGCGCATCGCACGAAATGGGCTTGGCCGTGCGCGATGCCCGACGGATGCGGGCGCTAGTCACAAGCGACTGGTTCCAGGCGCGATGGCCGATGACAATGGTCAGCGACCAGAACCAGAAGACCTATTTTGAGAATGACGCGACCGGCTGGCGGCAAGCCAATGCCGTCGCCTCGATGACCGGCCGTCGCGGTGACGTGGTGATCTGGGACGATCCGCACAGCGTAGAGGCTGCGCTATCGCCTGCTCATCGCGAGACAGCGCTGCGGGTGTTCCAGGAGACGCTGCCAACGCGCCTCAATAACCCTGATAGGTCGGCTATCGTCATCGTCATGCAGCGCCTGCATGAGGGCGACGTGTCGGGGCTGATCCTCGAAAACGATTATGGTTATGAGCATCTGTGCCTACCGATGGAGTTTGATCCGGCTAGGCGTTGCCAGACCAGCATCGGCTTTACGGACTGGCGCGAAACGGAAGGCGAGTTGCTATTCCCTGAGCGCTTCCCCGCCGAGGTGGTCGAACGCGACCGCACCATCATGGGACCATATGCGTTCGCCGGTCAGATGCAGCAGACGCCTCTACCGCGAGGCGGTGGTTTCTTTGAGTGGGAAAGGCTGGAGGTTCGGCAGGCACCCAACCGGATCGACCGACTGACCCGCTATTGGGACAAGGCCGGCACCAAAGGCGGCGGAGCTTATACAGCAGGCGTCAAGATGGGCGTGCTGCCCAACGGTGACTTTATTGTGCTCGACGTGGTGCGCGGCCAGTGGGCCGCTGCCGAGCGTGAGCGCGTTATTCGCCAGACGGCGGAAATGGATGGCATCGAGTGCCGCGTTGCCGTCGAGCAGGAGCCCGGCAGCGGCGGCAAAGAATCAGCGGAAGGCACGATCCGCAACCTGGCCGGCTATTCGGTCGAGGCTGACCGCGCGACCGGCGCCAAGGAACTGAGAGCCGAGCCTTACGCGGCACAGGTAGCAGCCGGCAACGTCAAGCTGGCGAAAGGCGATTGGAATCAGATGTTCATAGATGAACATAAATCTTTCCCGGTCGGAAAATATAAAGACCAGATCGACGCCGCCAGCGGCGCCTTCGCGCGTCTTGCCATCAACCGCCAACCGCGTGTGCGGGTGCTTTGATGGGTTGGCGGGATTGGTTTGCGCGGGCCGAGGCCAAAGCGTCGAAGGTCGGTGCGCTGCTGGTCACGTCACCAGGGCAACCGGCGTGGAGCAATCGCGACTATGCAGCGTTTGCCGACGAGGGCTACCGGCGCAACGTCATCGCTTACCAGTGCGTGAGGCGGATTGCCGAAAGCGTGGCAAGCGTGCAATGGACGGCATGGCGGGGCGAAACGGAATTGAGCGAAAGCCCGTTTCTCGACTTGCTGGCCAAGCCTAATCCCGGCCAAAGCGGCGACGAATATGTCATAGCGACCATCAGTTATCTGATGATAGCAGGCAACCGCTATGATGAGCGGATCATGGTCGGCAGTCAGCCGCGCGAACTTTATACGCTGCGGCCGGATCGCATGAAGGTGATTCCCGGCAATGACGGCTACCCGCTGGCCTATGTCTACGCCATCGGCGGGCAGACCCGGCGCTGGGATGTGGACCCCGGCACGATGGAGGCCGACGTTCGGCACGACAAGTTATTTAACCCGCTTGATGATTGGTATGGCATGAGCCCTATTGAGGCGGGCGCATACAGCATCGACACGCACAACGATAACCTGGCCATGGGTAAGGCGTTGTTGCAAAACGGCGCCAGACCGGGCGGCGCGCTCCAGACCGAGGACGATTTGACCGCCGAGCAATTCAACCGGCTTAAAGCGCAGGTTGAGACGCAATTTTCAGGCGCGGCCAATGCTGGCCGGCCGATGCTGCTGGAAAGCGGCATGAAGTGGCAACCGATGGCTTTTAGCCCGTCCGACATGGACGCTCTGGAAAGCCGCTATGCCAGCGCCCGCGATATCTGCCTGGCGTTCGGCGTGCCGCCGCTGCTGATGGGCGTGAAGGGCGACAACACCTTCGCCAACTATGCCGAGGCGCGGCTGGCCTTCTGGGAGGACACGGTCATCCCGCTGGTGGATCGCCTTGCGAATGATTGGTCAATGTGGCTCGGGCCGTACTTTGGTGACCAAATCATCAAGGCCGACCTCGATCAGATCCCTGCCATTGCCGACAAGCGCAAAACGCTTTGGGATATGGCCGACAAGGCCACCGACCTGACCATCAACGAGCGGCGCGAACTCAAGGGCTATAAGCCGCTGCCGGAAGGCGACGTGTTGCTGGTTAGTGCCGGCCAGATTGGCCTTGCAGATGCGCTCTCAATGGACGACGGCTTGCCGGCCGACATGACCGCAGATGACATAAAGGCGATGGCCTATGGCGAGCCGCGGGAGACGAAGGGCGAATGAGAACGCTTCTTGGTTTGGACCGTCAAAAGATTGCCTATCAACAGAGACGGTTGCAGCGGTCAATTTCGATACAATATCAGCGCCCGCTAGCGATTGAGATACACCGCGCGACAATGGAAATGATCAATGGGTTGCGTTCGACCGGCTCGGTGCCGTATCTGCCGGCCGATCACGAGGCGCGGGTTGCGGCAATCTTTGCCGACCTAGCTAGCACGACCGTCACGATCTTTGGCGAGCGTATCCTAAACGATGGCAAGGCGCGCGGGCTGCACCAGTTGGAACGCAAAGGCTTTGCCGAATTGTTCCAGCGGCTGGCGCTGGGATATATCCGCGCCGAGGCGATCCGAAAGAAAATCACGGACATTGCCGAGACGACGCGGCAACGGATCATCACGCGCCTGACGCGCGGCCAGGAAGACGGGCAGTCGCTTGATGAAATCGCTCAGGCGCTGGAGGCTACCAGCCCGCGTATATCGCGAGTGCGTGGCGCGCTCATTGCCAGAACCGAGACGCACGGCGCAGCGAACCACGGCACGCATGAAGCCGCGAAGGCCACCGGCCTGACGCTGCAAAAGGAATGGGTCAGCGTTGCCGACACCCGCGTTCGTGACTTCAACGAACCAATCGCCGAGTTCGATCATCGCCGCATGGACGGCGTGACGGTCGCCATAGATGCGTTCTTTAACGTGCCGCAGATCAACGGTGGCAGCAACGCCATTATGTTTCCCGGCGATCCAAACGGCCATCCTGGCAACATCATCAATTGCCGCTGTCAGGCGGTGCATGTCATCCCTGGCATAGAATAGGGGTAAGTAAATGCAATACAAAAACGCGGCCTTCGACTTGAAGGAACTCAACCAGACCGGCGGCTTTGAGGGCTATGCCAGCGTCTTTCACAACGTCGATGGCGGCATGGACGTGATGCGTCCAGGCGCATTTACAAAGACGCTCAAGAACGAGCGGCGCGTTAAGATGCTATGGCAGCATGATCCGCACCAAGTTATCGGCGTCTGGGATGAAATGGCCGAGGATGAGCGGGGCCTTTACGTGAAGGGCCGGCTGCTGCTGGACGTGCAGAAAGGCATGGAGGCTTATGCGCTGCTAAAAAACGGCGCGCTCGACGGCATGAGCATTGGCTATCGTACCATTGCTGCCAGCGACGAAGCGGATGGCCGCGTGCGGGCGCTGGAAGAGGTGGAGTTATTTGAAATCAGTTTGGTCACGTTCCCCATGAATGAGCGGGCAACGGTGACGAACGTTAAGTCCATTAAGACCATCAGAGAATTTGAGAAAGCCTTGCGGGACGCGGGCTTTTCTCAGCGCGAAGCTAAGGCGGTTGCTGCCGAGGGCTTCAAAGGCTTTGCGGCGCATCGGGACGATGTAGCGGTGGATGAGCCAGACGCGGAGGCGCTGAAAGGCGTTTTTGCATCACTCAATCGGCTACAGGAGAATTTACGAAATGCCGGACATTGAATTGAAAAACGTTGTAAAGGCGGTTGATGATATCA